CTGGAAAGGGCGGCGGGTGGCTTACGGTCTCCCAAACCCCGGAGCGGTATACCTGGATTGACAGCGATTGCAGGGACGTAAAATTATGACCCGCTATGGCAATATAATCGAGGGTATGCTCGCCGGTAAACGTGGTCTGCATTATATAAATATCATCGCCGGCTACTGGATAATTCGCGCTGTTCCAAGTCTGCCCGTTGAATGCGTTAGCAATATCCGGGGTAGTTGGTACCGTCCAGACTGAGTTATCCGAAAGGCTTAAAACATCATCATAGGCAAGTAATGTTTTCATGCGCTCAACACCGCTCCGTCCCTGATTTCTTCATTCATTTGTTCGATCAATCCGCGAACCTGATCCTTTGTAAAACTCTCACCCACTAGGGTCAATTCAATAGAGGTTCCGCCGCCGCCACCGCCCGGATTTATATCGAGCGGTGCATCCACCGTCCCGAATCCCGGCGCAGCGGCGGCGGCAGAACTGGACGCAACCGATCCGCCCCCGCTGCTGCTGGCGCTACTGATTGACGCAAGTTGAGCAACACCGCTGGCGGCAATCGCGGCACTGGCCGCCAGTGCCGCCGGGAATGGCAGTTCAGCAAACGCCCGCGTGATCCCCGCCGCAGTATTCACAACTGCCATTCCTGCCATCACTCCCTTATTGTTGGCAAACATAGACTGGCCTATCGAGTTTGCAGAATTCAGATAGGACTGATCGCTTTTAGCTTTCAGTTTATCGGCGGCGGCCTTGTCTTTGGCGGCCTTTTTAGCGGCGGCGGCTTCCTGGTTCAATAGTAACAAGCGCTTGCGCTGATTGGCCTCGGCGGTCTTGGTAGCACTGGTGTCAGCGTCAGCGGTTGTTAGGGTGGCCTCCCTGATTGATTCCTGAATCTCTAGTACTGCGGCGCCGTAGGTTCCTATGTTCGCCTGGGCCTCTATCAGTGCCGCCGTGGTAGCGTTGAACTGATCCGTCAACACCGATTGCATGATACCGATACCCTCAACAATGCCCCCTAGCGGGGATTCTATGCCGGGTATAATGCTGGCGATTGAATCAGCACCCGAAACAATGGTTTCCACCACTGTCAGCCAAACAGCGCCTAAGCCCTGGACGGTCGCCTTGATTCCCAAAAACGTAATATCGACAAGGTTTAGCGCTTCCTTCACATATCCGAAACCGGTCAACATTGAATTAATTACGTTTTTGGTAGTCTCTCCCCAAAAGTCAGATTCCGCCGTAAGACCTAACATTTCTTCCGCCGCCACGGTTAGCGCCGGGGCAAGGGCGGCGGTGATCTGGTTAGCCGCGCCTTTGGCCTGGGCGCCTAGCCGGGTGAACTGATCGTTGGCCGCCTCGATTTGTGCCACTTCCAGCCGCGAAAGGGTAACCCCTAAATCGTCGGCCTCTTTAATCATGGTCGCCAGTCCTTCACTGCCCTTTGATAGTGTGTTGACTAAATCCACACCCTCGCTATCGAACAGAGCAAAGGCAAGGCGCACCTTATCACCCTGGGTGGCGGCGTTCTGCATACCATCGGCCACCGCGCCTAGCTGTTCCTCAAGTGGTAGTTTTAATAGTTCTTCCGCATTCAGCCCCATTTCTTTCAGGGCTTTGGCGGCCGGCCCGCTACCGGTTTCGGCAACCTCTGATAAGCGCCGGGTCATACGTTGCAGCGACATATCCATTTTATTGTTAGCCACCCCGGTCAACTCGCCGGCGTGGCGCAATCCGGCAAGCGCCTCGGTTGTCGCGCCCAACTTGTCGGCGGTCTTTCCTAGTGCGTCCTGGGTTTTCAGACTGGATTTAATCATGGCCCCGAAACCCACCGCGCCCACTGTGCCGGCTAGGGCGGATTTCAGATTAAACAGCTTGCCGGTAACACCGGACAATCCCTGTGTTACAGAACTAAACGCCTTTTTTGTTTTATCTTTGGCGCTGATTTCAATTTGTGCTTTATTGCGCGCCATTGCTTGCCCTGTTTTTTAGCTTGAAATACGCTTGCCAGTGCGTGAACTCGTCTACTGGCATTGCGCCTAATTCATCGACTGTTTTATGTAGGACTTCGGCCAGTTGGTACTGTGCCAACAACCCGAAATCCTCTGTTAGTTTTTTTCCGCTTCCTCTAGTGTGACATTGGCGGCGGCCATTTCACCAACAATATCATTCAGTAGACTTTGCGGCACCGTTGACATGATCCAGCTACGGTCTGAAATATCAAAAATCAGGTTCCCGGCCTCGTCACACAATTTGAATATCACCGTGAGACAAACCGAAACCGCTTCACTGTCAGACCCTTCCGCCTTCATATGCCGGCGTACCTTGTCATTGTCAGCCAGTGTTACCGGCTTGAAGTACACCGGCTGATCCTGGCCGGGTAGCCGCGCCATGACCGGAATCAACTCCGCGTCCTTGAAGCGCTGGAGCAATTCCTTAAAGGTACTCACGGTAGCGCGGTCTCGGTCACTGCCCCGGATACCTGGATTGAGAACGACACTTCAACAATGCCCTCCGCGCCACCGGTCTGGCTGGAACTGGTCACAACACCGTCACCGCTGAACTTGGTACCAACACCGGCCTCCGGCTCCAGCTCGAAAGCAACCGAAACACCGTGCACAAATTCAGCCTGACCGGTGTCTGCGCTGTCGTAGAATCCCTCACAGGACACCGTTGCAGTGCGCGGCCCTGGAAGATAGGTCATATCCTCCTCAGTGACCACCGTGCTATTAAGCGCCTCGGCGGTACGCTCCAGCGTCCAGCTTTTAAGCTGAATAAATGCGGTCGGCGTTGACCCGACTTTCAGCGACCCGTTTACTCCCCAAATTGCAGACATAACTTAAACTCCCTGGGCGGCATCGCCCTCGTATATATTGTAATTAAAAACCCATTCTAGGCGCGCCACGGCGGCGGCCTTTTCACCGTCTTTGCTGGTGGTCATTTGCAGCCCGGCGTACGCCCAACTTAGCGCCGGCACTACCAGTGATTCATCGAGCGCGCCCTCGATCAATACGCATAGATCATCTATTTCCGCGTCCACCTGACCCTCACCGGCTTTGCTCATTACGTCAATGCTTACCGTCAATTCCCGACTGGTTAGCATGGGGCGGCCTACTGTGGCCAGTTCTCCAATTTCGTCTACGGTATACACAATCACCGCCGGCGCTGTCTGCTGCGTGAATATGCGGCCCATGCTGACGATCCCGGTTAGCCCTGGCACCGCCTTTAATGCCGCCACCACCGCATCGCGTATTTGTGTGCGTACATGCGCCATTAGCGCCCGCTCCCCGGCACGCCAAGCACAACGCGCATTTCTGCCACGGTCAAGCCGTTGACCCGTTCCATTTTCTCGGTGTCCGTTTCAACCGGTGGTGGCGGTGGCGGTTGATATGGTTCGATCATCCCGCCTTCCCCCACCCATTCCATTAATTCAATATAATGGCGGTTCGATTCATTGGCGGGTATCGACTTTTCATGCGTCGTATAAACCACCGTAATTTTCGAGTTGTCCGGTTCGGTGTATCGCGCGGATTCTATTTCGCTCATTATCTAAAGCTCCGCGTCCAGTGCCAACACCGCTATGGTGTTTATGCTTCGTATTCCGCACGCGTCACCTGCGGCCAAACCACCGGCACTAGTAGCCAAAATACTGACCAATTCAGGGTTAGATGTCCCGTCCAGCGCAATGGTTAAACACACCTGATCGGCACCGGTGTTTCCACCTAACGCGAAGTGCCCCGGCGCGCTTAATATTAGCGTAGGGTATACCCGCAAATTGGCTTTAAGCGGTAAATGTTGCGCGGCTAAAGTAGCGGAATACGCTTGCCCGTATGCGATACCATGCAGCGAAATATTGTTTATTATTGACTGGTAATACCGCTGGCAATCCGCTAATACTTGCGCCGGGGTTTGTAACTCAAATTCAGTAGCAGTATCGCCCGCTTCAAGTTGTACCCGCCGGATTCTTATACCATCATCAGCGCCCGCCGTTCCTATCGGTATCCACCCGACATTAAAACTGAACGTTTCTGTATCAGAAGGCATGGTAAACGTCAGCGCGATAGTTGTCGGGGTCATTACAGATATTGTCTGTTGCAGTGCCGCACCCGCACCGGTGTTAAAACTCCCGCCGCTGTTTCTGGTAACGTCTCCACCATCGGTATTTTCGGTAGTTGTATAAAAATTAATTTTGACGTCATTATCAGTACTAGACAAATTCGCGCCCGGAATAATATCAAAAGAAAGTGTACAAACTTTGCTTTGCATTTCGACAATGTTTTTGCTTTCAAATATCTGGTTTATGTGTATCAATCCGATTTCTG